GCCGCTGTCACGCTCGCCGACGCCGTCGTTCACGAGATGGAGCTGGAAGACAACCGGCATGTTGTCAAACTGAATGCTATCGAGTACATCATGGGCAGCGGCGACAACAAGCTGACCGGGAAGCCTCACAGCTTTTCCAGCGCTGAGGCTTTGGTCCACACCGACGACAGCTACGCCGCGCATCTCACCAAGTTGCGGCACGCTGCCCGCGACCGTATTCTGGCCAAGGGTCGATATGACGCCGCGGTTGCGGCTGCCCGCCTTCAGGAGAACATCAATGTCTGACTTCGAAAACGAATCCAACGAGCAGGACGGCTGCATCATAGGTGGCACCGTCGAAATGCTGCGCGATCACGCGCTGATGTTATTTGCAAAAGCTGTAGCGCGGATGAACAACATGTCCGAAGAACACACGCTACCGATAGACGACGCGCAACGGAACTTCTTATCTGCTGACGAAACCGAGTCGATTATCAAAGAACACAGCCGCAGCGTTCCGGGTAGCCCGAAAGGCGTGTACGCTGTTGGTGGCGAAACGCGTGAAGAATTCGAAACGCAAATGAAAAAGCTCATGGTTGCGCTTATGACGCGTATCGAAGCAAACGTTGCGCAGTACGGCGTCAAAATGGGCTACCTAGATTGCGCGTTTGATAACGACGCAAACGATTTTGTGTTCTCTGTTTCCGACAAAGGAAAAGCGATAGTAAAAGAGCGTTTCAAAAACCGAAACATTGAGCCGTCTAATAACTAAGAGTTTTGGCATGACCGCAGAACCAGCTAATACGTCTGTACTGCTCGAAACGATCAAAGCGGGTATCAAAGAGTTCGAGAAAGCGCAAACAAAGTACCGCGAATTTGGCGCCTATGACACCGAACCAGACAGCGTGTTTCAGGGACTTATCGACGACGCTGTTCATGGTAAAGCCCCACATGTTCCGCGTACGGCAACAACGTGGGAGTTGTACACAAACAGCATGGATTGCTCTGAGGCAGCTGTTGCGCTCCACGATGCCGCTTTGGCTGTAGTGCAGGCAATCGAAGCAACGCCTGTCAGAGATTTGGCTGTTGTTAAAGAGTATCTGCGTAGCGTCTGCTGGCGGATCTACTAGTAGCCCATAAAACGATGGCCGATGGCGTCATCGGCCCAGTCGTCATCGTCGTCGATGCGCTCGGCAGCAGCGACACGTTCGCTAATCCGTGCGACGCCGGCGATGGCGGCAAAATTGGGCCACGCGTCGTTGATATGCCACAGCGCAGAGCAGCCAAGATTGACAGCTTGTGCAAAGTCGTCGGTAAGAAGCGTATTCCGGGTAATGGTATAAATATCACTACTCGTGCGCGAGTCGGCCTTGTTTTCAACCAGCGCCAAGAAGTCAGAGATCAAACCCGGCATGTCCTGCGACGCCCAGTCATACTGGAAAAAACGGACCTGCTTGAGTTTGATTGCCTGACAGGTGTACAGCAATGATCTGGTCTTATCAAGGCTGTAATGCGCCCGGTGGTTAATCTCAGTCGGTGGTTTGTAAACGAGCAAATCCTGCGCCGCCGACCGAACTAACCGCATGGCCATTACACGGTCAAGGTTAAACCCGGCTTGAACCATAACTGTCTCGCGCACGGTGCCAGCGCCGGTGTAGTCATGTGCCACGTAGTCACACTTAAAAAAGTTTGACCACTTCATGCACTCGACGGCTTCGGCAAGGTGATCACCGCCAATGAGCAACCGCTTTGACCAAAGTGTGTCAATAGTGCCGTCATTGCGGAAACCCATTACTGTCAACACCGTAAAGCTAATACCAGCTTCGCCACCGCCGCCCCAGTCGATAGCAAGAATGCGATGCTTGTAGTGCTGCAGGTTTTTGTAGCACGCCGGGTCTGGTTCCTTCTTGTTTTCCCATTCGAGGACGCACGCGGCTTTCAGCTCTGTCTCGCTAATGAGCTTTTGCCCTGTGTCAACGCTTTCGCCCATGACTTCGTTGTAAAACTGGGCTTGGGTCATGTTGCCATACCCTTCCCGTTTTAATAACAAACTTGACCACTTTTCAGGGTCGGCGAAGTGTAGCGGCAAAATGATCTGCGGGACGTGATATCCGGCAAACTGCCAACGGCGCTCGGGGTGTCGGTGAACCCAGCGTCCGTGTCGCGGGTTAATGGGTTTGCGACATTTTGCGCAGACAGTGCCCGGCTGTTTCTCGCTAATATGAATGTTGTAGTCGCCGATCATGGCGTCTAGATCATGCTCCAACGCTGGTATATTCCAGTGCTTACAAGAGTCGCACGGAATAAACCACTCGGCCTGTGATGAGCGTTTGTACAAACCGTAAATTAAATTGTCGAGCGTCTTTGGAGTTCCTGTATAGTAACTGGTCGCCCACTTGCTATACGACATCGTTTCTTGAATGATTGGAACGTGATCGGGGTCCATGTCTTGAACCTCGTCGATGCACACGCGGTCAGCAGACACACCGCGGACTCTATCGGCATCGAGCAGCGCAAAACTGAACAGCATCATCGAGTTGTTCTTGAACGAACGCTGCAGTACTGAGTTCTCTGTCGTCGTGCCGCTCCACTGCGACTTGATTGGCGAGAGGTCAATGAACGGGCGCACGTAGTTATTACTAAACCTTCGAACCTGCTCAAACCGAGGAGTGATGTAAAGTGTTTTAAAGAACGGAACAGAGTTAGCAAATACCACGCCGTGCGCGGCAAGTGACGTGGATTTTGATACCTGCCGCCCGGTGCACCACACCTGATTTTTGGGTGTTAATACCCTAAAAAGGGGGGAAAAAGCGAAGTGGTCTTTGATAGTGTAAGGCTTGCCGTTCAGGTTCAATACCAACGGCAACAATGGTTCAAGGGACGGGAACGCGTGCCGCCCCGCCAGCTCTTTCAAGACTGCGGCTCTGGCGTGCACCGACGCCTGATCAGTAACGTCGATTGCTAGTAAGTCATTTATAAGCGCCTGTACACCTGCGGACGGTATATCAGTCGCTGTATTCGTTTTATTGGGTTTGACCATGAACCACTATGACAATGAGGATTGGGAATTTCAATGGGTGGAGGAAAGCGTAAATTACACCGGGCATGTTTTTGTGGAAGGTTTGAAAGGCCTTTCATACGTACTCGGTAGTTTGGTTACGGTAGCAATTGCCTCCGTCAAAGAAAAAACCAAAAAATAAGCGCTGGGCGGCGGGTATACTAAACGGTGTCCCGTCACCACGCCAAGAGGAACTTAACATGGCTAATGTTGGACGTTCCGCAAAACTGTATCAAGAGCGGCGCAATTTGTACGTTGAAGGTACACGCCGCGGTCCCGGCCCGCAAATCTACCTGCCGGATAACGCGGTGAATCATCTTAAACTTGAACCACCGCTCCCGCCAGCTAGTTCTCTCAACAACCCCAATGTACCGGACACTACACGTACCGAGGTGTGGCCGTATGGCGACAACTACAGTTCGTAAGCATACATGGCAAAAACAAATTCCGACAACACGTTTGCTGGCTATGCAGCCATTATGCTTCTTGGCGGCCTTGTAGCCGCGCCGGAGCTTGGTTTGATAGGGCTGTTCGCCGCCGGCGTTGCAATCTATACTGGCGCGTGTTTTATGCGCGGGTATACATCAGCACCGAAAGCGAAGGCACGGAAACGCCATGGAAATCACAACGCTTGATTTTATTGCAGTAGTTTTAGCCGCGGGCGCCGTCATTGAAGTCTGGCACAAAGGCTCACTCTTCGAGACAGCGCGGGCTTACGCCCAAGCAATGCAAGACGTCACCCCGCGCGAAACGCTCAAAGGTCGGCTGCTAGAGCTGGTCAACTGCCCGTTCTGCAAGTCGTATCACGTGCCGCTTTATCTGTTCTTGCTACTCTGGCTGAGCAGTTTGTTTGGCAGCACCTTGCATACGCTGGCAATGCTGGTAATCTACGGCCTTGCTGCCACGCGGCTAGGCAATATCATTGACAGCCTAGTTCCAGAAACGGCTAAATACACCAACGACCAATTTGGAGATTTTTTGCATGGAAGCGACGCCGTCCCCCGAGAATCAGACAAGTAATCCAGCGCGTCTTCCGTTTGACGCAGAGTTCGTCAAACATGTTGAAGAATTCTGCACTGCGCTCATGACCGCTGTGCCAGAGCTGCACGCTTTGGCACTTGTCCCGATCTGGGAAAATCAGCCAGAGAACATGCCAGCCGGATTGTTGCACCTGCGCAATCCACAGCCGCCGTATATCCCTAGCCTACTCGCAGCTCTCAAACGACTCACGGTATTCCATGTCGACTTGCATCGCGATCTGATTGGGCAGATTGGCCAGTATGAGCGTTATGTCGCGCAGCTGTCGGCTGAAGTGCAAACACAATTAGAGGTACTCAATAAACTTGCAACAGATCCAACAAACGGCAATGACCCAAAATAAAGCCGAGATCCCTACAACCGATGTCGACGTTGATCTAACAAATGACATCGTCGCATTGATATTCAAAAATCAATTTGCGCACCTTGACAGCGGCGAGCTGCGCGCCGCTCTTGAAGACTACTACGGCGAAGGTCGAGTGTGGAACAACGAAGAGTTGTTGCAGCGTTTCGAAGTGTCTCATTTTGAACCGCCCTACGTGCACGTCATTGACAAGACGAATAGCTTTCGCGGTACGGTCTTGTTCAACGATGAACCACGGCTCTACTTCGCGTATAAGCCGTCAAAAACGCAGCCGTAGCGAATATTTTGCTCGGTAGTTGATTTTTGTTTTCAAGCGCGTATTGTGAATTTAGCCGCAGGGATGTACCCGCGGCGCAGAGGAGAATCGCATGGCAAAAAAGACAGAAGCTGGTGGATTCATCAGTCCAGCAAACCTGTGGGGAAAACCGCTGCCCAATTTGAGCGGCAGCAAACCGGCCCCTGCAAGTAAGGCAAAAGAAGAAGAAAGGACAAAAAGGATGTTGGCCGACGAAGATGACGATATCGACTCGGACGTCGATGCAGAGTTGGAGGACGAAGAAGTCGTCGTAAACGACGAAGCTCTCGCCGAAGACGATGACGAAGCAGCGTACGAAGCCGCAGCCGAAACCGAAGAAAACGGTTCGGATGACGACGACGAAGACGAGGCGGACGAAGAAGAAGAGAGTTACGAACCCGAAGACGGCGACAGCGCCGACGCCGGGCAAGCAGAGGTCGACGCCACAGTGGCTGTTGACTCTGATGATCCCGCGCCAGTGCCCGTAACAGCTGGTGCAAAAAAGAAGGTAGCTAACATGTCCGAGAAGAAGAGCGGCGCTGACCATATCCGCGACGAAATCGCAAAGCGTCAAGCCGCCGGTGAGTCCCTTCGCGGTGTCGATATCGTTGGTGCGCTTGCCAAGCGCCGGATTGAAGTCAGCCCAGCGCAGGTCAGTCAGTTGCTGAAGAAGGCGGGTGCTGGCGGCGCCCCTCGTGGTGGCAAGAAGCTCGTAACCGCTGGCGACGACGGCAAGAGCCGCGTTGCTGGAAAGGCCAAGAAGAGCCACGCGGAACCTCCCCGTGCCGCGCCCAAGGCCCGCGCTAGCCAGACCCCGGCAGCGCTGCCAATGGAGCAGTTGAAGGCTGCGTCCGCGTTCCTCGCAGCTTGCGAGGGTTGCTACGACACGGCCGGAGAAATCCTGTCGGCTCACAAGCAGCTTGGCGCCATGATGGCGCACTGAGCTTAGCACCCACGTGTCTACCCGCCGCGCCGCCCTTGGACTTGCCCCGCACTGATAAAGCGGCAAGCATACCCCAAGGGCGGCAGCGGGCTAGATATCTTTATCGCATCGGACACGCTGTCCGATAGCCCGCGATTCCCTCTGGAATTGCTAAGGAGTTCCCATGACAACAGCCGTATGCCCTAACGGGTCAACGGATACGCACGACCGCGTTTTCCCGGCCGGCACCATCAAACGCATCCACGTAAATCAGCACATTGCGCGAAGCAACAAAAAGACAGGCGCCACAGAAGCCGTCACAACTATTCAGTGGCGGAACAAGTCCTACCGCTTCGCCAAAGTTGAGATCCTAGGGCCGTCAGAAGTTCTTTACTCTCCAGACAAGCCATTGAGCTGCGGCGCTCATATCTGGATTGAAACACGGCAAGAAGTGATAGGGCGCGTATGAAATACACCGATGAAGAACACGACGCCGACAAAGAACGCATCTTGACCGCGCTCGACAAGCTCAAGAAGTTGAGCGAAGAGTACAAAGACATTATTGCTATCCCCGAAGTAGTCACGCTCCACGATATCACGGAGTATCGGCTAGACACACCTGTCGGACCAAAACAATTTAAAGTTGCGTATGACCGTGCAACAGCCGTAGACGTGCTGAAGTGTTTTGCTGACATCGATTACATCGAGCCAGAGCAGTTT